CTTTCTTGACGAGTTCGCTTTCATCCCGAATCACATTGCTGATGACTTCTTTGCCTCTGTTTATCCTACTATTTCTTCTGGTCAAAGCACAAAGGTAATTATCGTATCTACGCCACGCGGTATGAATCACTTCTACCGCATGTGGCATGACTCTGAGCGAGGCAAGAACGAATATGTACCTACAGATGTCCATTGGTCTGAAGTACCTGGCAGAGACCAAGTATGGAAGGAGCAGACGATTGCAAACACAAGTGAACAGCAGTTTAAGGTTGAGTTTGAATGCGAATTTTTAGGATCTGTTAATACTCTTATTAATGCATCAAAACTTCGCAATCTTGCTTATGATGATCCGATAAAAAGAAATGCTGGTCTAGATGTCTATGAACATCCAAAAGAAGAAAATAATTATCTAATTACAGTTGACGTTGCTCGTGGTTTAGGTAATGATTATTCAGCATTTATAGTTTTTGATATCACGAACTTTCCATATAAGGTCGTAGCAAAATATCGAAATAATGAAATTAAACCAATGCTTTTCCCAAGCATCATTCATGAAGTAGCAAAAGGATACAATGACGCTTGGTTATTAATTGAAGTTAATGATATTGGCGATCAAGTAGCGAATATACTACATTTTGATTTAGAATATGATAATGTTTTAATGTGTGCCATGCGTGGTCGTGCCGGTCAAATAGTCGGATCTGGATTTAGTGGCAAAAAATCACAACTTGGCGTAAGAATGACTGCAGCAGTCAAAAAACTTGGATGCTCAAACTTAAAAACACTATTAGAAGACGACAAATTATTAACGGTCGATTATGATATTATTTCAGAACTTACAACATTTGCACAACGCCATAACTCATTTGAAGCAGAGGAAGGTTGTAATGACGACCTTGCAATGTGCCTTGTTATTTTCTCTTGGCTAGTTGCTCAAGATTACTTTAAAGAGATGACGGACAATGATGTTCGTAAAAGAATCTATGAGGAACAAAAAAATCAAATAGAGCAGGACATGGCTCCATTCGGGTTTATATCAGATGGTTTGGATGAAATGGAAGAATTTATTGAAAATGGAACAGGTGATCGATGGATGTCTGCGACGGACAGTAATAAAATTCAAACGCAAGATATTTGGAATGTAGATGAATATGGAGATAGATCTTATATGTGGGAATATCGATAGTGGATTTAGATGATCAGATAGAACTTGAACATATTTTATTTTTAGATAGAAAATGTAGAGTTTGTTTTCAAGTAAAAAATTTAATAGAAGATTTTTACCTAACACGTAAAGGTAGAGGAGCATTTCCTTCAGCATATTCATATGAATGTAAGGAATGTACTAAAAAAAGGATCATTAGTAAAAGAAAGGGAAAGATTGTAGAATGGTCATATCCTGACTGGTAAAGTTGTTCATGGATCGTTTCCCCAATCAAGATAGTCTTTTTAATAAATATTTCTAGAATAATTCTGGACTTGTAGGAGAATAAAGATGCCGCTAAATTTAGCATCTCCTGGACTTGTAGTAAGAGAAGTTGATTTAACAACAGGTAGAGTAACTCCATCATCCGATAAAGTTGGTGCAATTGTTGCTCCTTTTGTCAAGGGACCAGTTGAAGTCCCAATTTTAATTGAAAATGAGAATCAACTTCTTGAGACTTTTGGGGAACCACAAAATACAGACAAACAGTATGAAGATTGGTTAGTTTGTTCATCATATCTTGCATATGGTGGATCTTTGAGAGTTGTAAGAGCAGACGATGTAGACTTAACTAACGCATTCGTAGGTTCTGGCAATAGCATTAGAATTAAGAGCCTTGATCATTATGGAGCATTGGGATACAACGAAAATACAATCACTGGTGTTACCTTTGCCGCCAAAAACCCAGGATCTTGGGCAAATGGTATTAAAGTGGCAATCATTGATGGTAGAGCAGATCAAACTTTAACTGGTATTGCGACAGCATCTATTACGGTTGGTTTAGGTATAACTCAAACTTTTAGTGCAACTCTTCCAGGAGCAGGCACAACCACTATTTTAGATGGATATCTAAAAGGTGTTGTCACTGGAGTTGGTGCAAGTTCAATAGATGTGAAGATTGTTTCTCAAGTTTCAAGTGGCAATACTGAAACTTTTGTAGAGTATCAACCATCTGGCGTATATGCCTTTAGCACTTCAGCAGTTAACTTTAATGCATCTGGAACTGGCGCTGGAGTCATAACTGCTCGATCATTTGCTTCAAGACTAGACTGGTTTGATCAGCAAACTCTAGGATTAACTAGCACTTCAACAATTAGTTGGAATAATGTTGCTCCAAGACCAGGAACTTCAGCATATGCTGCCGCAAGAAATGCAAAGAACGATGAACTTCATATTGTTGTGATTGATGCTTTAGGAACAGTAACTGGAAATGCTGGGACGATCTTAGAGAAGCATTTGGCACTTTCAAAAGCAACAGATGCACAGTTCTCTGTAGGAAATCCTTCTTATTGGAGAAAGTATCTGGCAAATAATTCCAGCTATGTATTTGGTGGATCTGCTCCTGCAGGGATTGTTACAACTGGATTTACAACTGCATTTACGTTAGCGTCCGATGTTGGATGGGATCAAGAAGCAGATGGTGCCGTTTTCTCAGCAAATGGATCATCAACTTACACATTAAATGGTGGTAAAGATTATCATGGTCTAGTTGGAATATCCACTACTGGAGCTTTAAGTGCATCACTTGGAAGTCTTTCTTCTGGATATGATCTATTTGAAAATACAGATAATTACACAGTTGATTTCTTATTGATGGGTTCTGCAGCGTATGATATTTCTACTACACAAGCACTCGCAAATAAACTAATTTCTGTTGCCGAATTGAGAAAAGATGCAGTTGCATTTATTTCTCCATATAGAGCTGCTGCAATTACTGATACATCAAGTCAGACATCAGCGACTGTAAACTCAACTTCAACAATCACTGATAATGTAATTAGTTTTTATTCTCCAATTACTTCTTCATCTTATGCAGTATTTGATAGTGGTTATAAGTACATGTATGATAGATTTAGTGATACATTTAGATATGTACCTATGAATGGAGATCTTGCGGGTCTATGTGCTCGCAATGATATCAATAACTTCCCATGGTATTCACCAGCAGGAACAACGAGAGGTGCAATTTTAAATGCAGTAAAATTAGCATATAATCCTTCCAAATCACAAAGAGATCGTTTGTATAGCAATAGAATTAATCCAGTTATCTTCTCACCTGGATCTGGAATTGTTCTTTTTGGCGATAAAACTGGTCTAGCAAAAGCATCCGCGTTTGACCGAATTAACGTTCGTCGCCTATTTGTTTATCTTGAAAATGCGATTTCTAAAGCAGCAAGAGATCAACTTTTTGAATTTAATGATGAAATTACAAGAACAAATTTTGTAAATACAGTTGAACCTTTCCTTCGTGATGTTCAAGCAAAGAGAGGTATTTTTGATTACGTTGTTGTTTGCGATGAAACAAATAACACCGCTGCTGTAATTGACAATAATGAATTTGTCGCTGACATTTATATCAAACCAGCAAGATCAATCAACTTCATTGGTCTTACCTTTGTTGCCACCAAGACTGGTGTTGATTTTGAAGAAGTAATCGGAAACTTTTAATTAACCTAGAGGTTTAAAAACTATGGCAACCAGAAATCAAATCAATAATATTCCTTTAAGGAAGATTACAGATTTTAAAAGCAAACTAGCAGGTGGTGGTACAAGAAGTAATCTTTTTGAAGTTGAGTTAGCATTTCCAGCAGCAGTTGGTGTTGATGCTAATGTTCTAGATAAATCTAGATTTCTTGTAAAGGCAGCAGCACTCCCAGCTTCTAATGTAACTCCTGTTGAAGTTGCTTTTAGAGGAAGAACTCTAAAATTAGCTGGAGATCGTTCATTTGAAACTTGGACTATTACTGTTATTAACGATACCGATTTTGCAATTCGTTCTGCTTTTGAAAAGTGGAGCAATTACATGAATCGTCTATCTGATAATACAGGTACAACTGATCCTACACTCTATCAAGCAGATGCATTCGTTTACCAATTAAATCGTGATGGTTCTATCTTAAGAGCGTATCATTTTTATGATACATTCCCAACCAGCATTGGTAGTATCAACCTTTCTTATGAAACTGACTCAATTCAAGAGTTTACTGTTGAGATGCAAGTTCACTGGTGGGAAGCAATTAAAGGAACTTCTACTGCAGCTGGCGGCGAAGATATCAACTAAATAGTACATAATAACAAATTAAGTTTATAAAATGGCGAAACTCTTTGGTTTTTCGATTGAGGATAAGGAAGAAAAGTCTAAATCTATAGTATCCCCCGTTCCTCCAACAGATGAGGACGGGGTTGACTATTTTATTCAATCCGGTTTTTATGGTCAGTACGTAGATATTGAAGGAGTCTACAGAACTGAATTTGATTTAATGCGTCGATATCGTGAAATGGCGTTGCACCCAGAATGTGATGCTGCGATTGAAGACGTTGTTAATGAAGCAATTGTAAGTGATCTCTATGATTCGCCTGTAGAAATTGAATTATCTAATTTAAATGCAAGTGATAAATTGAAGCAGGTAATGCGCGATGAATTTAAGTCTATCAAAGAAATGATGGACTTTGATAGAAAGTGCCATGAAATTTTTAGAAATTGGTACGTTGATGGCAGGTTATATTATCTAAAAGTCATTGATATTAAAAATCCACAAGAAGGGATCAAAGAGTTAAGATATATTGATCCCATGAAAATGAAGCATGTTCGTCAAGAACAAAAAACTAGTGGAAAAAATGGAGAACCAATTGCAAATAGATTAAATGCAAATGCAAATTTAACAAACTCGGAATTAAGTTATTCTGATATTGAAGAATATTTCATTTATTCTCCGACACCAAATTATCCAATGGGATCATTGTCTGGGGCATCAAAGGGATCTCTTAAAATTGCAAAAGATTCGATTACTTATTG